TATTTGCATTTACATTAAAGGCGAATACATTGGCTGTGTTAGCCTTATCGAAGGCTGCATTGATGGATGCGGAAAGATTTGCTGTAGAATTTGCTACAGCGGAATTTGCCTTATCGAATGCAGAAACGGCAATAGTGAAAGTAGTACATGCCAGTACATTAGCAGCATTTGCCTTATCATAGGATGCGGATGCAGTCTGGGAAGTAGCATTTACGGTAACGAATGCAGCAACGGCAGCATCATTTGCAAGATTTGCCTTTGTGAAGGCAGAATTAGCGATACTGGAACCTGATACGGCAATATTGGATGCAGCATTAGCAGCCAAGAATGCAGCATTGGCATGATCCCTGGCTGTATTAGCCTGGACTCTGGCTACAACATCTGCACCAGAACCACCTCCAGAAAGAGCCTGGATTGTGTTGGCAGCATCCTTATAGAAAATGATGCCATCTGCATAGTTGATAAACAACTCACCCTGCAATAGTGAGTTTGCGCTAGGAGTATTTCCTGATACACCACTTCTCTTGATTCTAATTGTGGTGCTGTTTCCGTCAATAGTTGGAATGATCTTGGAAACGAATTTGTTTATGGATGAATCGTATACGATTACGTCATTGTTGGCAGCACTGGATGCAGCAACATCCAATAGCTGGCGTAAATATTGGACTGTTCCACCATATCTGATGGTTGCTCTAATTACGGTATCTTTTTTGACATTAGAGATAGTAATTGGCATTATCTTGTTACTCCTGGAGATACCGTGATAGTTCCCTCAACGATTCTTGTGACTGCGTTGGTAGGACTAGTCATTTCAATGTCATATACATATCTATCAGGCTTAATTACCGCAGTATTTGCGGCAGCTAGTGAGATAAACACATTTCCATTAGCACTATCCAGGATTGTGCATACTAGATTTGCTGTAGCATTGGCAGCATAATAACTCCTTCTAATTTGAGAAGTCACAACATATCCGGTGAGATTTTGAGGAACGCCAGTGTCATCGTCGGCGATATCAAGGTATAGAATGAAATCTGAACCCTGATCCATGAATAATTCTGCAAATGCTGCCATTAGGGATATCCTTTAAATTCAGTAAAGTATCCCTTTATTTATGCAGAATTATCTCCATAATGGGCCTTCCTGCCAATATACTAGAGAATGTCTTACACCTCTAGTAACAGGGGTAACTCTATGTCGAATGAATGAAGGAAATACCAGAATCGTGCCCTGTTCCCTCAATTTTTCCTTGTCGGGATGACCATTTTTACCGTAAAGATCGTCTGGATGAAACTCAAAATCACCGCCATCATAATTCTTAGGATCATCCAATTGAATAACAAGAGAAATCTTCCTTTGACTCAATGTCTGGGTATCTGTGTGTATCCAAAACACGTCATGATGCCAGTTATATTCACCCTGATTCCAGTCGCCGTATTGTGTGAATTGTATATTAGACTGAGGAACATTAGATATATCAAACCCGAAATAATCACGATTAGCCATCTTGACGTATGTATCCAACATGGCGTATACACTCACAAAATCATCATTTATCGGGTTCAATAATGGTATAAATCTGACCTGGGCTTTTCTTATAGGGGAAGTCTGTCTATCTACTACTCCACCCACTCTACCTACTTCTTCCTTGTAATTCATTGCTGCCGCTTTAATTGCATTACAAGTTTCGCTGCTCAAACCATCATACATCTGCCAAAATTTTAACATCATCATCCTTTCATTGTTATATTATGGGCCACCACCTACTGGAGGAGGAATACAAGGTCCGTTAGTTCCTGGAGCGCCTGTAGGACCTGGATTACCTGTAGGACCTGGTCCTCCTGTAGCACCGGTAGGGCCTGTAGGTCCTGTCTTGGTTAGATTTATTATCACACCAGCAGGAGTCTTTGAATACAGTTTAGCATTGACCAAATCAATAGCCAATTCGGCTGCTTCGACCTGGGCTGCAATAGGTGCACTGCCACTAGAACTGTTTTTAAATTGCATTGTAATTGGCATTATGTTTCTCTATTAACAAGGAACAGGAGGAAGCCCATCGGACCCAGGTGCGCCAGGAGAGCCGGGACCACCGGGACCACCAGGACCACCTGTCGCTCCCGTAGGACCATCACTTCCAAATAATCTAATTACGTTATTACTTGCATTCTTGGTGTATAGTTTTCCATCACCATGATTTACGGCTAATTCGCCTACTACTAATTGTCCCGCTGTTGGAACTACACCTATTGTCGTATTGGATTTGAAAATAATAGTGACCATTATTCACCGCCACCACCACCGCCTACTGGAGGAGGAGGCGTATATGGATTACCTGGGGTTCCTGGAGAACCATCAGGGCCTGGAGGCCCAGGGGCCCCTGGAGCGCCTGTAGGACCGGTATTACCAGTAAGTGTCAAAGAACCCACTGCGCTATTAGGATACTTCATATACAAAATGGCATCGGCCGTATTAATAGCGACTTCACCTATTTCCATTTGACCAGCACTAGGTACAATGCCAGAAGTATTATTGCTTTTCAGAATAATTGCAATTGCCATTAATTAATATGTTCCACCACTTATAGTACCAATCATCTTCGATAGATCACCTAGGAAGAATGGCGCTACTACATTATCCGTGACTGTGGTATTAGCAACAAGGGTCATTGTATTGTTGGCATCGCTCTTGATAAGAGTTGTTCCGGTGAAATACAATCCTTTACCATTTGCAAAGGCGATGTTAGCGGACATGACAAGATTACCTGTCATTGTGTCGCCAGCCTTCAATACTGTGTTGAAGGCTCTGGTGTTTGCTGTATTGGCCTGGTCGAATGCGGATTGTGCGGATGATGTTCCGACGTTTGCTCGAACAAAGGCAGCATTTGCCTGGTCTCTTGCACTATTCGCCTGAAGATAGGCGACACCACCAGTAGAAGAATTGGCTGCTGCAAAGGCAGCATTGGCTACACCATAGGCCAGTGTACCGATCTTAACTGCATTATTGGATACATCTATTTCAGCCGTCATACCTGTACCTGTGATAAATCTTATCACATTGCTGGTAGCATTTGATACAAGGGAGGTTCCGTTAGATACTACGTTCCAAGAATATCCATTATCCGTTGCAGAAAATCTTACATTGGATAGTGAAGTGTTGGCCTTCGCATACGCACCTGATAAATGAGATAGTACGTTGATACCATTCAACAAAAGGGATGAATTAACGGTTACTGTATTGGCAAAAACAACTTCAAAGTTTTGATTACCATCAGTCAAATCATTGATGGCGACAATTAGTTGATTAGTCCTAATCAGCCAATCATAGAAGGTATTTGTCAACGATAAATTTGCTAGTGGCATATTACTTCAGTCTTTCCAATATCTGGGTCAATAGTTCTTTGACCGAGGCCATTTCTTCCTTAAGAGTATTTATTTCACTGGCCTGGTTCTTTCTTCGCATATATTCATTCAGTGCGGCTCTATCTGGGTTAAGGATAGCCTTTGAGTGCATATCCCTAACCAAATTAGTATCAGTTATTTTCACCCTCTTATGATTCATTAGAAGCTCGCTGGTAGGGCATGTACTCTAAAGTTCTTGATCTTTGGAACAATGATCGTACCTTCTGATCTAAAGACAACCTTAATAGCGAACTGGTTGAATGTCGTGAAGATGTTTGTACCAGATGAATATGATAGAGATTCCGAAGTCAAGGAAGGTCGATATTCATATTCGATAAAGTCATCTTCATCCACTGACCTCAATGTACCTAGAGTATTCTGTTCCATCTTGATCCATGGACGGCTATCGAAGGTGCTAGAATCTTCGTCGTTCTTGATCTTATAGTATACATCAATTTCTGTGCCATTTGGCTTGTAGGCGTCTAGATATAGTCTTAGGTCGCCTGCTGGGAAATCTTCTGCAAGAGTTACCAGTCTTGAGATATACTTTGCTGTGGATAGACCGCCACCTGCATCCAATTCGGAAGAGATTACGGCTGTTGCGCCTGATCCACCACCGCCTGAGATTGCGACATTTGCTCTACCTGTATATCCACTACCGATACCATCCATTACGATCTGGACTAACTTTCCAGTTGATGGATTAACATATCCGATACCATTTGCTCCAGAGCCGGCCCCGCCTGTGATTGTGACAACCACGTTAGCATTTGTGGAGTATCCAGTACCACCATCAACGATTGTGATCGCGGTGTTATTGATGCTTCCGTTGTCAACAATGTTTCTGATAGCAAGAATACCCATTCTCTGTTCATCCAATACTGGAGATACGTCTGGAGAATTTGTCAATAGGGTTGCTCTAATCTGTGCGGAACCTTCTGTTGCAAGTACCATTCTCTCGTCAAAGAATATGTTTTCGTTATCCTTAATTGGAGTGAATGCGGACTGTAGAGTACCAGAAGTATTTGGTGTCGTCTTGTATGCATATGAAGTTGAGGTATTACCAAAGTTCAATGCATGGGACTGCAACATCATGACATCCATGAATGTGTTTGCAGTCACAGGGCTGGTCTGTGTCAATACTGTTCCCTGTGTTCCAGGTACGAATACACACTTGTTGATGATAAACATCAAATCCTGGTTCTGGAATGGTGTCCATGTGGATGAGTTCTGGCTTCTGAAGAATGAACCAATATATGGCTGTTCGGAAATTCTTCTCGCACTCACACCAAGAGGTAGAGGATTGATTTGGTTCTGACCCAATTCTGCCACATATACTTCATAGTCTCTGGAGTCAGAGTATACAACCAATGCACATTCGGAACCAGGTGTTACGTACACAGGCGCAGGGAATGTGAATGTGGTTGCCGTAGCAGTGTTCGTTGAATCAGGAACTTCACTGATCTTGATATCGTTTGGATATAGCCACTTTTCACCGAATGGAAGAATCTTTCCTGTGTGTGGATATCCATTATCAGTAGGATGAATCTTGATACCTACTGGTAGGACTGCATCCTTGCTCTTGAAGAACACGGTAATAGATGAAATGAACAGACCTTCAGGGAATCTATTTGCATCGATAAAGAATGTCTGTGCAAGAGGATCACTACCACCACCACTTTCCAATGCTCTCGTTACATTGGTCAAGTCTCTGGTCGTTACAGAGGAAACGGTCTGATTTTCAGTAACAATTTCAGTTACAACTCTAGGAACTCTGGTTGATAGAATAAAGTCAGACTTGGTCTGAATTAGACCTAGAGCCTGATACTTTGCATCACCAGACATGGTTGCATTTGTTGGAATGTTGGAAGAATCATCGATGATTCTGAAGTTTCTTTCACCAGTCCTAAATCTTGTGGTCTGGTTGGATGGAATATGGAATGTACCACCTATCACACCATCAGATAGTGTCTTATGCTTACCGATAGAGTATGTGGTGTTTGCACCAACAGCTACCGTCAATGCAGGGGAAAGAGTTACCTGTTTCGTGCTTGCATTGTAGGATGCAACGGTGGATGATTGTCCTAGACCAATACCAGAAGTGGTATAGAATGTGTTTCCAGCATAGAAGTTTGCTGTAGCGGAAGCACCAGACTGCAATGTTATAACAGATGTATTACCTGTGGAAATTGCATTTACTGTACCAGAGTAATGGGTGTAGGAAATGATCGATGCAGTTGCACCAGAACTGGAGGAGTTAACTGTTCCACCAATAATGAATTCTGCATTACCAGATGCTTCGGAAACATATAGAATACCATTGTTTCCACTGAATGTAGCCTGGATTGGATGACCGATGATTACATTAGCGAATACGCCATTGTTTGCGGTCACTCTTTCTGTAATACCAGGGTCACCAGCAAATCTAATAGAGTTGGTGTATGTTACACCGATTTCGTTTGGTCTCTGGACAAAGTTGGTAACAGGAGTTTCATCAAAGAAGTAGAATACTTCTCTGTTTGGTCTCAATGCCTCACCAACAAAGTATACTTCGTTTGGTCTTACGAAAGGTACTACACCAACATCTGTTACCAGACCGTCAATGGTGTTTGTGATTGTATCGGCAGTGATTGTGGTCTTGATACCGGTTCTTGTCTGATTCTGGGATACAGTTTCAGTTGTCCTGGAAATATCGACTGTCTGCCACTGATTATCAATGGTCTGGAATACAGTTTCGGATACGTCTGTTACACCGCTCCAAGTTGTCTGCCAGTCATTCCATCTTGTTCCGAATGCTGTTCTAGAATCTGTTGTTCCATTGACATCAAAGCCTAGGGCCTCCCATGCATCGTTTTCACCCTGTAGGTTGATAACAACATCTGGTGCCTGGTTTGTATCAGTCCATAGATCGGACTCAGGATTTAGAGTTACTAGACCCTTAAATCTCGCAATCAAGAAATCGTTTACGGATACAGCAAAGGATGCAACATTCTGGATAATGAATGGTGTTTCCGTGTATTCGATCATTACGATATCGCCGATCTTTGTTGTGTTGACACCGGAAACGTGCCTTAGCTTATTTGCAGCAACAGAGAATGGAGGACGGCAGAATTGATTTTCGAAATCGATGGCGCAATTGTAGTCAAGGTTTCTTACGTCACCGATGTTGTGTCCCTTGAATGGATCAACAAGTGTTCCAAGTTTTACTCTTTCCAGACCGTTTGCGTCAAGAATGGTCTGTGTCTGTGCATCCTTTTCCAGAAGCGATAGGGAAGAATAGTATTCTAGGGCGCCAATTCTTCTATCCAATAGACCAATGTCTCTCATTGTATAACGCTTCCATTCGTGATACTTCACGGACACATTATTTGGCGCAAATGTGTAGGCTGGAATCTTTAGGGTGTACAACGTCATGTCACCCTTATTGTCATTAGGAGAAACAGGGTATCTTGCGGAGATACCAGTCAAAATCTTGAATTCTCTATCCTTGGTCAATACAATCTTATCAATTCTTGGAATGTAATAAGAATAGTTCAAGGTAAAGTTTTCGTTTGGAATAGGAAGTCTTACACCCTGGAACGTATAATCAGGATATGAATTGGAGGCATTCTGTCTCTTTGGTCTGAAATCGATTACGTCCCTTAGAGAATAATATCTACCAGTTGTGGCAGATGTATAGGCAGGAACATTTGCATAACCAGATTCGGTAGATGCATTTGGATATGAATCGACAGAGAAGTAACCTAGACCATCGGATGTACCAGATACGTGATCATAGTAATCGACACATACTAGGATTGGTCCTGTAGGAGCCGCTGTTCCAGACTTTAGGGAAATAGATGCATGATCGTACATCGTATCTCTCTGTCCAGTGTCCAACTTATATCTGGAGGTAACATCAACCGCAGTTGAAAGGTTTGCGGAAGTAACTGTCAGACCATTGAAGTCAAATACCTTTCTCAATGTAACAACATCGGAAATGTATAGTGAATCATTACCATAAGGTGTTCTGTTAGGGGTTGTGATTACAACCTGTCCAGATGCAAGATAGATAGATGTATTACCAAAGGAAGCGTTAGCGGCACCAGCAGGTGCGCCAGTGACATTAGCAGAAAGCAGTGTCTTTCCTTTTGGATTGATTTCAGTACCAGAGTCGATGCTTACTAGAGCAAGGACGTCACCAGTGAATGTATCACCTGGTAGGTTTGCATTCAATGTTGCTGTATTGGAAGCAATAGATACGGATCGACCAGATGGTGTGAATGATAGAACCTGTCCGTTTGCTAGGTTAGAACCACCACCGTTGTTTGTGACAACTACCATGAAATTATCTAACTTCTGGGTTGCACTCAATGCACCTGTTCCGATAAACGCTTCACCTGAACCGGATGTTACTGTTCCGACACCAGCAGTAAAGGTCCTGTTGGAAAATGCCTTTCTGTATGCATAGCTCTGGTTAGTGATAGAACCTGCCTTTGTTGGACCTAGCTGAGGTAGATCAAACAATAGGCTGTTGTAGGCAGTTTCATAGATGTAGGTACCAGTGTGTGATCCTGGGTACTGTTTTCCGATAGACGCAATGTTTGCGGAACCCGTCAATGCAGTTGAACCAGAAACTACGGATTCAACGTCCGTGAAGTCGAATGAGATTGTGAATCTGGTGTTGGACAGAGGAAGACCAAATCCATCAGTGAATGGAGGTGACGCCGTAACGGTTCTTGTTATTGCATTGTAGGCGTTAATTGTTCCACTGTATCCCGCACCAGGACCTTCCGTCAATGAGATAATTGCATTGACATAGGCGTTTGCCACATTAGAGAATGCAATGGTCTGGGTTGCGTTGATTGTATTAGCCAACTGCAATGTGGTTGCGGTAGCAGAATTTGCATTACCAGTCAATGAAGTAAATAGAGGATTGAAAATATGAGCCCTGAATACGTGTGTGTTGCCGCTATCGACATTCGCTGCGGATTCATAGGAATAGTTTCGAATTCTTACTGTACCAATCTTGGTTGTGTTGTATACTGTGGTATTTGTTGTCGCGATTTCATGGACAGGTACGCAGTGAATATCCGCGATCTGCATATTGTTCATATTCAATAGACCACCAGTGGATACACCAGAGGTAGAAGAAACGTTGGTGATTAGAAGATAGTTACCATAGGTCATTGCGATATCATATGATACCACATTGTTGTATTCTCTTGCTCTTTCGACAGTAAGTGTGGTAGGAGCGATGGTTTCAAATTCGAAACCTTCTACATAGGCCTTACCAGCATCCAAGGATACGCTCATTGCGTTAGAATACGTTGGATGATTCTTCAACTGGACAATGAATGGCTTTACGGTGTATGATCCAGATTCATCATTGGTTCTACGTGCAAGCGTTTTTTCCAATTCAGAATATATAGGATACTTGGTCTGCTTTGTCAGCACACCATTTTCAACTCTTAGCAATTCAATAAATTTGGAGTCATCGGTAGATGTTAGGCTTCTCTTTGCAAGAGTAAGGGTGATCTTAAGTCTTGTTGCACCAGGACCTTGGAAGTTAGATGCTTCCTGGGCTGGATCAAATAGAGAAGTGTCCTCGTTTTCGTCAATGATATCGGAAGTAATTTCTAGACCAACCTTGTAGGATGGTGTAGTGGAATAACGATCAAGAATAATTGTCTGTGCAGAATTTCTTACAAAATATCCATCAACAAAAAATACACCATCCTGAATAGATACAGTGGTACCAATTGTCTTGGAATTACCAGATGCGACATTCGCAAATAGGCTTGCGCCTTCTACTTTGATTGTATCATTGGATGAAAATAGATCACCAGATAGATATCTCAACATCAATACTGGAGGATTTGTTCCATCAGCAGATTCGTCTTCTACAGCCAATACCTGGGCTCTTACTGTAGTACCATTAGATGTTGCCGCAACATTTGTTACGGTAGTTGCATCATAATTTGAAATGATGATATCGGAGTTTGCATATGAAGTCTTTAGATTAAGAGAATCGGTTAGATTATATGAGATTTGTCCACCGATAACAATGGAACCTTCCTTGAAGATGTGGCTACCGAATCGATTGATTTGATCCTGTAGGACGGTCTGCATTTGTGTAAGTTCACGAGCCTGTACGGCCTTACCAGGTCTGTAAAGGAACCTATGAAAGTTCTTTTCACCATCGTAATCGTCGTAATACGGATGTTGCTTGGTCGCATTAGGGACAATTAAATCTTCAGCCATCTTTATTCCTTAAAATTGAATTACCATTGTAATGGATTCGGTCTGATTCAATGATCTAGTAATCGGACTTACATTATGCACATATAGGACTCCACCAGAATATGGGATCAAATCACCATTTTCTGTAGAAGCCAAGAAACGAGAAACACCACTGGATGCACCAATCAAGGTCGCGGATGTTGGTGTTCCAACTGTTTCAATAACATTCAAGGTACTATTCGAACTATACCAGTCTACAACTCTGGCACTGAATGTAGCCTCATTCAAGGATGATCCTTGGTATACATATTCGTCAAGTTGATAATCATCTGAACCGGATGAAACAACCAATGTAGTTACCTGAGAGAATGTAGAATTGGTATATAATGTATTCGCTTCACCATAGATCAATGGATTTCTTATCAATCCAATCTGTCTATAATCATTCTGAAGGGTCAACATCCCATCTTCTGAATCTTTCAGTCTAATATTTATCATCAAATTTGAGGCACCTAATTCTTCTACTGGATTTGATCCATGACCACCCATAGGAGAAATAGTTGCATTTGCTGCCGCACCTGATCCGGAATCAGAAGTAATTTCCACATTTGCGAATCTGAAACCGGAACCAGGGTTCGTCAAGATAATGGAGTGAATGCTTCCGTTTGCATTATCAATATTTGCGGTAGCATTAGCAGATACACCATCACCGACAATTGTAATAACGATATTGGATGTATTTGAGTATCCAGAACCACCATTTGCTACTGCAATAGACTCAATACCACCATCCAGTGCATTTTGCTGGACGTCCCATTGCAAAGAACCATCATCCAAAGATTGGAAGTGAACAGGTAGCCAATTTGCCGTCAAAAACCTTACTCTTTCTTCTGTAGTAAGGGTATACATGTACTTCCACACATATCCATCGGTTTCAGTATTCAATTGATCATATTTCGTATATGTTGGCATGATAACTGAATTGGCACTGTAATTGTTATCGATGCACTTATAGACATTGAATTCGGAAGTGACTACGTAGAAGTTTGTTCCATAGATTGAGGTGTTTCTATCGGTATATTGTGCATATACAGTATTAGCAGTCCAATCAATTCTAGGCACAACATGGTATAGATCGTTTCCCGTCACTTTCTTTCCGCCAATCATACTTCTCCAAATATTAACTTCTGTATCCCTGGTATCGACAGGGGAATCAGGAATTGAATCATTTGCCCATGCATTGACGTGAGCAATGACCAGATAATAATTCAAATTGGCATCATTGATGGAATCAATGAACAAATTGGAAAGTTGAGTGCGGAATTTTTCAGTGATTAAAGATTGTACCATGTTGTTTATTTATACAAAATTTGGACCATTTTCACAGTCAATCAGTGTTCCATTAGCAATAAAGTTGCCTCCGGTACCCATATTGGTATTGACTGTGGTTGCTGATCCATTCAAATATAGAATTGGTGATGTATTAATCAGCACAGGTTCCAATTTCGTGGATAGGAACACTCGTCTGACAGTAGAATTAGATAATGAATTGAATGAGTTAGCGAAATAAACCTCGGCTAGACATCCATCGAATCTGTTATTTCCATTATAGTTACCTGCAATAGCATTATTTCCGATATTCAGTGCGACATTCGAATTAGTATAGGTAATTACGTTTATGCTAGGTACATCCGTAATATATAGGTGTCTTCCTGTGGAATTACTCAAATCCCATGATCCAATGACATGAATCCAATTGTTACTGACTATCGGAGTGGATACATTACTTCTCATATCAAGGACTGTATTACCCGTATGGTCTTTTCCTAGGATTTGGACATAATTCTTTGACCCAGACCCATTTGTGTTGGCTATAGATACAGTCAGATTACCTAATACCAACAATGTCTTCGTATTCGATCCCTGTGGAACGCTATTCATCTTCATCCATAGAGAAACGGTACCCTGCTTGGTTGCATTGGCCATTACATTGGATCGTCTTAGATATCCAGAGGCATATGATACTGCATTGACGGTATATGTGTTGCTAGTTTCAATAGTGGTGGATATATTTGATACTGTATCTAAATCATCGTCATTGAATAGCAAGTATTCACCAAAATACTTCATACCTGCTGGATGAAGAATGGTCTTTACGTATTTACTCCATTCGGATAGAGATTTCTTTACCTTGACTACATAGGAGAAGTTCTGGTAGTAATCTCGGTCCTGTAGGAAGTTATAGGATGATGGGAAGCCCGTATCATCTAGATATCTACCTGGATATGTATAGGAACCGGATACGATATTCGAATAGGCCTGTGCCTCGCCGTCACCTTGTGTTGTCAGGTTGATTGTTGGTGCTGTTCTATATCCCTGGCCCTGATTTGTCAGAGTCAGGTTGATAATCGAACCAATTTCACCTGTCTGGACTTCGAATTCAACCTTAGGCACACCATATCCTAATAGTGTGGAGACTTCTACGTTTGCGCCGGTTCCTGTATTGGAAGATACGTTCGCTGTAGGTAGTTTCGTTACTTCATATCCAAATCCACCAATTGGATAGCTCCCATTGGCTGTAAATTGAATATGAGTGATGCTTCCTGTTCCATTTACGGATACAACGGCAGCATTTGCTCCTACTCCAAATGTTCCTGGCTGATTGGTGAATCTAACTATATTACCTACTGTATATCCTGATCCACCATCATTGACTTTCATTCTTCCTAGAATACCTAGGACTTTTATTCTAGTATTACCGTAGATATCGACCGATGGAACGGATGTATAGTTATTACCACCTGATACTAGAATGACACCAGTTGTTCCTTCTGCAAGAGGCGCAATGGGCCCATAGGCAAACATGGATAGTGCATTAATCAAGTCGGTGTTTGCATTAACATTAGGAAAATTAGGGAATGCATAGTTAGCGACATTCAATACGGTATTTGCAAATAGAAGGATTTCATCCGAATTGATGTTCATTGTATTTGGATGCCAATGAGAATTAGCGACACCATCCAATTGACCTACGATTACATTGGCACCAGAACCTCCACCACCAGTGAACTGGATGATGTTATTTGTCCTGAAACCAGCACCACCTCGAATTACAGTAACGTTTTCTACTGAACCTGTCGATACTTCGGAGATATATCCGGCTGCACCTGTACCAGTATTGCTTTCAAAGATAAGTGGATCACCAACATTATATCGTGTACCGGAATTGGTCAGTGTGATACTAACGACCTGACCGGAGAAGATCATTGCAGTTAGTTCACTGCCATATTTGTTGGTAGCTGTTACAGTTTCACCATCAATAAACTCACCCGCTCTATTGGAGAAAAACAACTCGATGATTCGGATGTTGTTTTCATAGGAGATAAGAATTTTTTCAATGAATGCGGATGCATTAGAATCTTCACCAACAATCATGGTATTTTCAAATGGCTGAAGATTATTAATGGTATCTGTAGGGACACCATCAATTTCTACGCCGGTTACTCTCAATGATCGTTCAATAATCCATTTACCAGAAGATGCGATAAGGACGTCTCTCTTTGGATAATAGATTTCAGCTTCTTCACCAAAAAGAATTCTGAAAAGGAACTTGATTGATTTTTCTGTTCCTCTGGCTCTATAGAAATCCTTGATGTTCTTGACCAAAAGGTCTTTGTTTACTCTTGCTTCCTTTGGAATAAGAGACAGGAATTCATTGTATAGTTTTTCACCGAAAACATCAATAGTCTGGTCAACATCCCTATATGTCAACATCTTCTTGGCTCTTGCTACCGTCTTACTGGAAGCAATATTAGCCGATGTATCATAGGATGCGTCATTCTGTTCCAGATATTCGTAATAGGCTTCTAGGAAGGCTACGAAATTAGGATGATCTTCAAGAACAAATCCAGGGACTTGTTGAGGAATTAATGTCGATATTTTCTTGTCAATTGCCATTAGGTTTCTTTAGTAGTCAATTGGATGCTCAATGGATCGGTAACATCTAGATCGATGATTCTATTTCTCAAAGGCTCGATTGTCTGGAAGTCAGTCTGAATATTAAAGGTTAAAATACCATTAGAATAGAACTGATTTTCGGTTATAGAAATAGGGCTGAAGTTGAATAGGTTCAATACACCATTTTCATAATCAATATCACCCAATTCACTTTCAAGAATGATCTTTTCACCATTTTCCTTGAAGTAGTAACTTCTAAGTGTGCCTATCTTTGCAGAAAGAACCGCAAGGGCTTCTGCACCTTGTCCGTCACCAGTCAATGTGATTGTTGCAATGGTATAATCCGATCCTCTGTTGGTTACAATGATGGAATTAACTCTACCATTGACAATTTCAGCAATCGCGGTTGCACCTTGTCCGTCACCAGTAATTGTGACAGTAGGAGCCACCGTATATCCATATCCTGGATTTGTTACGTCAATAGAATCGACACCAGTATAGGAGTATGGTACTTCTTCTATATAGGCCGTTCTAGTAACACCTTCACTGTCAAAAATGGTGAATGATGGATAGGTATACATCTTATCAAATAGACCACCACGCTTCAATGAGGTATTAAAGTTGATTGTATAGTTTTGCGGTGATCCTAGGGTAGGCGAAAGTCTCTTTTGTAGCAATACCGTCAAATCGGAATTTTCAATAGATGCATCCGCCTCGTCAATGACATTCTGCAATCGGGAATATTTAAAGGTCTTGTTGAATTCACCAAGTTCCGAGTTTACATAATCAACAATATCACCTCGGACGATTGCCTTGATTTCATCCGCAGAATAGTTTGTCTTGGAGATATCATAATTGATTCGCGCCTTAAGGATCAAGTATAGATATTCTGGATCAACAATTTCCGCAAATACGGTCATGACGTTCCTATTGGAAATCAATTGTTCCTTAATTCTTTCCTTTTCAAGATTTGTGATTACATAACCATCGACAGGCTTCATGGAAATGAATACTTTACCATATACTACCGGATCATTATCAGCGCCGCCCCATACGGAGACTGATTCCACATTAGGATAATCCTTTAATAGAAGAACCGCATAATCTGAATCACTCAATGCTCTATTCTGGGCTGTATAGAAATAAGGAGCCCTAAATCTTACTTCTTCATCCGTTTCTTGATCGGTACCACCAGCAGCGAAAGAATTTGTAGTTACAATTACATTAGAGAAACCATAGATGGAATTCGCGGATGTAAATGTGTTCGCGTAATTGGAATTAGCACCATTCACGATCAAGAAATTGGTCTTAATGATATTTCCATTTGCCAATGACTTTCCCAGAATACCATCGCCGAAATAGATACCGTATTGTTTATTATTTGCCTCAGAAAGGAAATACACCTTGGAATTAGCATTCAATTCTACAAGGTCTTCTGCCAATGTAAATGTATTGGCTGAAGTATCTATGGTAGAAGTCTGGACATCAACCTTCAGAGTGGATGTATCGATGCCTTCGTTTGGTAGGATATAGGTCGTAAGAATTCCCTGATCCGTAACATTGAAATCAAAGGAAAGTCTTTCACCTTCCGTAATCTGAATATTATTGAAAGTGAATGTATTGGAAATAAGATTTTTGGTTGCAGCATGTGCATCCAAGGTCAAAAATGTATAGTTAGTACCATCAATCGCTTCTGATTGGAATTCTGTATATCTAGGCATGACTAGAGTGCTGGTTGAATTACCATCAGGTGGCGTGACTACGATAGAAACATTTGCCACTGATCCTCTACGGGAAGTAGGCACATAATTAAGATTCTTGGCGTGAGAAACAATCGAATCTCTCAATTGAGCCGAATCCAAGAACATTTCATTACCAACCATATTTACGTAGTAACCCATGTAGTGTGTATTATAGGCAAGAACATCCAATAGAATGTTCATACCAGCACCTTCGAAATCGAAGTCGGCAAATTGAGACTGACTCCTCAAAAACGTCTTTAGATTGTTTTTGATGGTATCAAAATCTAGTTCGCTGATTTGCATTACTGTATTAGCCATGTGTTAACGAAGCCTTTTCATGAATACGGTTAGTGTTCTTGGTTCTGGAGTGTTCAAGTAGTTATAAACGATTGAAACGATTATAGAATTTTCATCATCGGCCTGTTTTACTTGCACACCCTTGACTTTTACTCTGGGTTCATTGTTTAGAATAGCCGTTTCTATGTTTTTCTGTATTGCAATAGAAGTCAACGGATTGAAGTTGTCAAATAGAGATTGTCTGATACCGCAGCCAATTTCTGGATGAAAAGGCTTCTCGTAAAACTGGAGAAACACAATATTCTTCATTGCCCGTTCTACTGCTACGTCATCAACCAATACTCCCACGTCTCCTGTGATAGGATGTGGTGAAAAATTGAGGTCTAAGTCTCTGTATTTCTTAAGACGCGGCTGCAATACAATAGGCATGTATTATTTATCCATATGCTGAAACATCGGAACTACTCTCTAATGGATCATCCACCCCAGGAGGATGAAAAAACAAATCCATATCATAGCAAGTGTCACCTACGGCAACTATTACTAACTTGCCTTCAATTGATACAGTAGAGCCGGTTACGGGCTTATTATGTCCTGATCCGTGAGAATTTGGGTCATTATCGACAGACCAAAGTTTTCCGTTAACCGATACACTCGATTGACCAACAACAATATTGGATGCTCCGCATTTTCTTGCATCCCCATTACGGTGTGCACCTGGCATATATTACCCCGTTATATTATTAGATTCTGTTCCTGCAAATGTAGGTGTTTTAGGTGTTCCTGGAAGAATTTCTGCTGGAACATCTTCTGGTGCTGCTGCATCACCGGCGCCAGTAGCACCTTCATTGTGATGGATGTGTGATGCCTGATCAAACATAGCACCTCCTGCCTTATTATGCATGGCTCCGCCTGTTTCAAAATAACCGATTCCAGTAGCCTTCATTTTTACATTCTGTAAGGCATATATCTTAGTATCTTCCTTTGAAACCTGTTCAATCTGCTTATGGCTATATGTGAAGATATCACTACCAACATTCGTATTGAAATCACCAGATACATTGACGATTTTCTCACCCATGACATTGGTAGTCATGTTTCCACCAACTTCAATATTGAAGTTCTTGGCTATCTTCAGTTTTGTGTTACCATCCACTCTCATATTCATATCACCTTTGATGTAGATGTTTCCATCTTTCATAATGGTGACATTTGAATTACCCAATATCAGAGTATTATCCTCCGACATCATAATCTGGTAATTATCTTTCACTACCTTGAATACAGAGTTTCCCATAGGCTCAATTTCAAGGAATGTGCCGCTTCTATGAGCAATCTGAATACGTTCTTTTCCGTAGGTATCATCAACTTCAATAATATGACCAGCTTCGGTTTCATATACCTTGTTGAATGGATATTTGGAATCGTATTTCGTTTTTTCTTCCTGCCATTCAGCAACACCTTGCTTATTCACGATAGGAATGGTGATGATTCTCTTTTCCTTACGTTCCTGAATGAAAGTCTTCTTTATTTCCTCTGGTTCATTTCTTGCAAGTCTAGGTGTAGTAGGTTCATCCGTGACAACGAGATATTCCTTATTAGGAAATCTTTCTGCCTTATCTCTTTCTGTTATAGTAACGCCTTTACCCGAAAGATCATAGGATTTTGACTTAGGAGGCCTAGGTTCAGTCTTTAATTGCTCATCGGTTCTTTGGTCATTAAATCCTTTGCTTCTGTCTCCAGCAACATCAGAAAAACCAGGTAACGTGAACATCATCATAGGCATTTGACCATCTTTACCGTCTAGATAGAAACCCATGACCCATTGTCCATCCTTAGGAGGAATAGGACTGTCATTGTTTATCGGTGTAGCAGATGATGCCCATTTTAGATCGGCAGTAGCCATCAATTCTTTTGATTCATCATGCCAATGAAATATTCTGACCTGGGATCGACCAAGTTTAAGTGGATCGATCCTGTTTTCTACAACACCCAACCACCAAACAAAACCTTCAAGACCCGCCACATTCATATTCATTATTTCGCTAACTCCTTCAATACATCATCCTTAATCGCTTCAATAATCTGGATATAGGCATCATTGTTGATCTTGTGTTTGATGCTGGTAATCATATACTTACCTTTGTAGTATTTATTGGACACATCCTTTTCGCTTCCAATATCAACCAAAGGTAATTCAAATGTCAATGTGTCTCCCGCCTTCAATTTAAGATTACCAGGTACTACTAATCTGATTCGATAGTATCTGATTTGCTCCATCTTGGATATTCTAGGAAGAAGCCAATTCTCGATGCGGTTCGGCTTTATATCAGGTTGTTTCTTAGTGATGGGCTGATATGTATCATGAGTCTTTGTTGTAGGTTGGAACTTAGTGAATACATCATAGGTGGATGCGAATTCGGTATTTTTTCCAATAAAGGAATGACCATTCATATCGACATGTTTTGCCTTTTTGAAATCTTCCTCATAATTGAATGTAGCCGAATCATATCTACGCCTGACTACATCGAAGGTTTTGATTTTTGATGCCCACATGCCATTATGTAACGCCTTCATTGTATCCAGATAGTTTATGAAGTCATAGGTGATTACGGGCTCCTTTGGAATATCATAGTCTTCAGGAACATTCTGTGCAAAATAGGAGTATTCCTCTCTCTGATAAGAAGTCATCATTTCTTCCAGTGATTTGAATTGAAACCCTTCTGCATTCTCGAAGAACAAATAGGAAGTAGTCCTATTGGAACTTTTCTCGGCTCTTACACCTAGCCACTGAAGGGCATCGAATGCTTTCCATCCTGGGATGATAATATCATGCTGGGCAAATGTTTCTTCTGCCGTAAACTTGGTCTTGATACCCGTTCTCTTGAAGACATCCTGGGCTATTTCGGAAATCTTCTTTCCTTTATATGCCCTGTATATTTTCTTCTGGAGATTTACGATCATTCCTTCGGTACAGAATCTTAACGTGTTATCCTGGTTCTTATGGACACCAGTATCTACCGCGATTTCATTCAGATTGTATACCTTGAATTCTTTGGTGAATTCAAAATCCTTGTTTGGTTTCTTGAATTTGATTTTGAGTGTTTCGCCGCCTGTAATAGGAAGAATGCTTCTTAAATCGAGGGAATCGTTAAGTCGCACTTCTCCAGACAAAGAAGGACTGAATATATCTTCCGATATGCTCAATTCCGCCAACTGTGGTCTTATATCTAAACCCTCAAGAGTCAACTCTTTGATTTCAATGGATTTATCGTGTAAATCAGCCATTATACCTTCAATAATTCTTCGTGTTCATCTTCAATAGTGGTAGTATATACCTTGTCGATTAGGTTTATATTCCTTTTCTTCTCATTTTCTTCATTTTCATAGGTATAACAATAGACTATTTCTCTGGTGACTTCAATTCTCACTTCTCCGCCATTCTGTAGAGTGAGCACCCTTAGATCATAGTCTGGAAGGGCATTATAACTGGTTTCGTCAATGATGTAGTTAAATATGGTGATGAAACCTGTGGCTGAATCGGTCTTTGTTATGGTTTTGGAATAGTGATGGATAGTGGTCTGTGCAATTTCAATGCTACCATATTTTGAAATAAGATAATCATTGAATGCATTTGTGGATAGAAGCCAATCATACTGTGGATCGACAACCTTATTTGCCTGTAGTACCATCCAATGTCTGTTGGGATCGTTGTAGTATTCATTGGCAATAAATTCTGGAGTATCGTATTCAGATAAATTATATCCGTAATACAATCTAGCATCCGTAAAGATGTTTTGCCTGAAACCAGTCCTGACCATAATGTTGGTCACATTGATTGGTTTTGATGTAGCAGATGTGGATAGATCGTATCCAACCTTAGGGAATTTTTCGAAGTATCTCATTATTCCTCTCTAGCTGGACCGGCTGAGAAATCCTTATTGACGTTACCTAGATCATTACTTAATTTGAATTCACCATTCTGTGAATCGATATCTTTCTTGGTGATAAGTTCAATTTCTTTGAATGCCAATCTTAGATTGGTTTGGACTGGGAAATCATCACTGTATGTAACGAATTGTCCATTAGGTGCATAGTCGATATTAACTGCTTCCAGAATACAACTCTTTATCAATGGAATTCTTTTATTGACTTTGAAACCACCATTGCCTTCATTGGACATATGCTCTATTGTCCATTTTTCAGGAATCTTGAAAAGAAGATTATTGGTTCCTTCATAGACACCTGGTGCAGCATGATATCGAAACCTGTTTATTATTCTTTCTACTTCGGCTGCTTCCTTTGCATTTCTAGGAGCAAACGTAAAATTGTATTGGAAGGTTCTTAGGTTAGGATGGGAATAGATAACTGCGACTAGTGGATTGATTGCAATCTTACCTTCAAGTAGGCCTTGTGTAATACCACTAGATTGAACACCACTGACACCTAGATTTTCCAAGGCTGATTTTATGCTATCCTGAGCAAACCCTTGGGTTGCCTTAGCAGCACTTCCTACAAAACCTGGTGCTTTTGCCAAATATCTCAATCCAGTGACACCACCAACAAGTTTAGCCACGAAATCCAACATAAATGGTGTTTCGTATGATTGCTGTTCATCATATACTACCGTTTCGGATGTATAGAGCCCTATCAGGGTCTTGAATTGTTTTTTATTGCCGTTGGTTTCTTCTTCGTAGGCTCCAAATACCGTCATATTAGGCATTGTCTGCCAATCTGATGGATAATGGAGTGTTTGGAGTGATTCTGTCATTCTTTATACCTCTCTTTTATTTATATTGTCATAAATAGTTTAGATGGCTTATAAAGGAAAATATTACCCCAAAAATCCAGAAAAGTACGTAGGTGATCCAGATAAGATCATCTATAGATCAACCTGGGAACGCGATGCCATGATCTTTTTCGATCAGCATAGCGGTATTATCTATTGGTCTTCGGAGGAGTGTGCTGTTCCTTATTATGATCCTATTGCCAAGAAGAAAAGAAGATATTTCCCCGATTTCATTGTTAAGACACAAGGAAAAGACGGAAATACGGCAGTTTTCATGATCGAGGTGAAGCCTTTGAAACAATGTTCCCCTCCAGAAAAGAAAAAGAGGGTAACAAAGAGATATGTGAAGGATTATTGCACCTATAAGACAAATGAGGCGAAATGGATCGCAGCCAAGAAGTATTGTGAAGAACAAGAATGGAAATTCATGCTAATTACCGAAAATAACCTAGGAATGTTCAAGTTATGATCAAATCTAAATTAAAGGATTTGCTGGATAAGAAAGCAAATTCAATATCATGGATGAAAAAGAAGATTCAAAGTCTTAGGGATGCACAGGCACCTGAGGCGCTTACGAGAGATAATTCGCGAACCAAGCATAGCTATTTCTATCTTGGTAAGATGTATTTCTTTTTCTATGATCCGAAAACAAAAGATAAATTGCCATACTATGATCGTTTCCCTCTAGTATTTCCTTTGAATTTCTATGACGATGGTTTTCTCGGTCTGAACCTTCACTATCTACCTCCGGTTGAGCGATTCAGGTTATTGAACAATCTTGCCAAGTTAACCAATAACACGAAATATGATCATACCACAACAATCAAGGCGACATACCATTATCTGAATAGGTACACTAAATATAAGGCATTCAAGCCTTGTATTAAGAGATACTTGGATGATCATATTAGATCAAAGATGGTTCTAATCAATTCATATGAATGGTTCGAGGCCGTTGCATTGCCATTCGAAAGATTTGAGAAGCAACCTAAAGAGACTGTCTGGAAAGAAACTCAGGAATTTATTAAGAGAATATAATGGTTACTCCCAGCATATTAGCATCCCTAGCCCATCTATCCCGATACAAGGACGTTGCCAGAAGCTCAAGGTTTTTTGCCAAGATCAATGGTGGACCAGCTTCTTCGCCTTTGACTACTCTTGGGTTGATGATGCAGTGTGAGGCTGCTGAAATTCCAGGTAAGACATTCGCTACCTTCGAAGTCCAGCCTTTCTCAAATTCCGTAAAGTATCCATATCAGACCGTGTTCGGTGATATGTCATTGACATTCTATTGTGTAACCAATAAGGTCTTGGGTATCAACTCTGGTCTACCTGAAAAGAGATTTTTCGATAAATGGATGAATTCGATCAATGCTGTGACCCCTTCGAACGGTCTCCAGAATTCATTTAAGTTTGCCTATAAGGATACCTATACATCAGATATCATGGTAACACATATCGATGCAGATGGTACGCCAACATATTCTGTCAAGTTTAACCAAGCCTATCCTTTAACAATGTCGCCTATACCTCTTGCATGGGGAACTGAAAATATCATGAGATTGACCATGACATTTGCATATACCACATGGGAACAACAAGACTTAGGTATTGCATTTGCGGGATTACCAATCTAAGGAGAAATAATGAATCTACCTACCGCTAAAGTTTCTATTCCACATTTTGAATTGACTATACCATCAACCGGAGAAAAGATAACATATAGACCATTTTTGGCAAAGGAACATAAACTACTTTTATTGGCGTTAGAGTCTGAAGAAGAATCGGGTATATTCAATATAACAAAGAGAATACTCCAGGATTGTATTATTACACCTGGAATTGATGTTACTAAATTGGCATCATTTGACCTTGAATACATCTTCCTTCAGTTACGAGCAAAGAGCATTGGAGAAACGATTAAGCAGGCATATGAATGTCCTGAGATAGTGAATGGCGAAGAATGTAAAGGCATCATTCCCGTTTTCTTTGATATTACGGATGTGAAGGTACAGACAAAGCCAGAACACACCAAAAAGATATTTTTGGAAAAGGACCTGGGTCTTATTATGAAGTATCCTACGATCAATGATATCGAAAGTAGGAAAATATATGACATAGAGAATGATACCTTCTTTGATGTTATCATTGACTGCATAGATGCCATCTTTGATGATCAGACGGTGTACAAGGATTCAACCAGAGAAGAATTGAGAGAATTCATTGAGAGTTTCCCTATGGAATATATGGAAAAGATTTATCAATTCTTCGAAACAATGCCTTCATTGACACATAAGATCGATGCGGCATGTAAGAAATGTGGATATAAGCATGAAGTTGTCCTGGAGGGACTGCCAAGTTTTTTCGGCTAATCCTAGGGACAGATAATGTCGCCAATTACTACAAGGTGAACTTTGCATTGATGCAACACCACAAATATAGTCTTAGTGATTTGGAAGACATGATACCCTGGGAAAAAGACCTTTATATAATGTTGCTGATACAGCATTTGGAGAAAGAAAAAGAAAGATTGAAGGAACTGAATAAGAAATGACGACCTATCATACCGGTCTCTATCTAAAGCATTTCAAATTGCAGAAAAAGCGTAATGCTAATCAGAATACTCTTCCAAAAAAGGGTAAACGATCAACCGCGGATGAAATAAAGGCAAATAAGAAGTTAATGCGAGCAAATGAGCAATACGCAAAGAGTATGAGGCGTATTGGTAAGCAATCTCGCGATGCACAAAAAGCATACGAACAAAATCAACGTAATATTGCCAATCAAAATGCAGGTCCTCCAACCAATCCTATGTCCTATAATGTAGGGGCTGGAAAGACTAACTTCGAAACAGCCAATTTCAATCTTCCAACAATGATGCCATTCCAGCCTTCATTGGGTGTGACACCATTAACCGCAAGATCATTCTTTGCTTCTCCTGGGCTTCCTCAAGGATTGGCTAATCAGAATTTTACACCAGCGAATGCAGTTAGTGTTGAGTCGGTGAATAATCCTGCTCCATTCAATTCACCAGCGAATGGAAACATTACCTATCCATCATATACAAAGTATTTCGGTCCTCAGAACCCGCCTACACCTGCAAATGGTAGATATATTCCTCAAGGTGGTTTCGTCAATATTCCAAATTCTCCTCAGCCACAGAGATTCTATGGTAGCGGGTTTGGTGGAGGTGCAGCTATTAGACAGGCCCAGAGAAATCAAAGGGCCCAGAATAATGCTGCTGGTGGTTTCAATTTCAGAAACATATTCGGAAGAATGTTTGGTGGTCGTACAGGACGAGGTGCACCAGGTGCACAGAGAGCCGGTGTGAGAGGCGCTCCTAATACTAACCAAAAAGTAAACAAATCCGATGTGATGATTTCTCTATTGACTAAGATAGAGCGAAATACTCTTACCACAAATCAACTTCTTATTGATTTGATTAAGAAGGCTGGTTTTGCGAGAGGTGGAAACACATCAAATGGAATTCAACAGAAAAGAGACCGTACCAATATTTTTGATAAAATGATGGGCGGTGGATTTGGTGCTGGAGGTATTGGATTAGGTAAGACCGGACTATCTAGATTGTTCTATGGTAGATTGCTTGGTGCCGCTGGTCTGATTGTTGGTGCTGCTGAAGTTCTAGGTAATTATCAGAGTGGTTCAGAAGGTATCAATAAACTAGCTGATCATCTTAAAGGGCAATCCGCAGATTTTTTTGATAATATGGATGAATTCAACAAAAAGAATCAAACACCTAAATTAGAGGTGCCTAACTTCTTTGATCAAATGGACAAATACGAAGCGGCCCGAGCGAGAGGAAAAGATGTTCCTCCTACCGCTGCTAGTGATATGACAGACGAACAATTAAGGAAGCACCTATTTGGTGATAAGCCTCCTGCACCTAAGACGCCTCCTATTATTCCAGATAATTCAATATTGGATGAAATCATGAGGCAAAACATTCCTTATGAAATGAAATCCACATATGACTCTCGTATAGGATCAAAGGAATCAGGTAATCCTCATTCCGATAGATATAGGAATGATAATTCAAGTATGGTTGGTAGATTGCTAAGAACACTAGGTATTGCTGGTGGTGCCGTCAAACAGAAGTTTGAGCAATATACCACTCCTTCAAAGAAAACGGGTAAGGATATTGCAAGGCAGTATGAGGGGATAATCTACAAACCCGATGATACATTGAAGATTGGTGAAATGACTGTAGGTAGAGGTCATAAAATCACTAAGGAAGAAAACGATAGTGGTGTCATCACTCTAGATAACGGGGATAAGATTCCATTTAAGAATGGTATCACAGAACAAGATGCCGACAGAATCTTTGAGAGCGATTGGAGAAAGCATAACCAAGGATTGATGAATCAGTTACAGAAAGAAGGTGTTGATGTAACGAAACTTGATCCTGGTACATTAGAGGCATTGAAGGATATTGCCTATCAGTCGGGTCCTGGGCTATTGAATAGCAAACTACCTGCTCCAAATGGTACGCCTAAATTGATCGAGGCCTTGAGAAACAATGACAGGGATGGTATTGCGAGAGAAATATCAGATATTGGTATTAAGGCCAAGAATGATAGAAGCAGAGTCTTTAGTGGATTAACTAATCGTCGCGATGAAAGAATGAAACTTGTTCCTACAGGAACAGGCCTTGGTGATGCCGTTGATACGTTCTCTAGTGATTCCGCATTGAGAAAGGGTCAGCAATCATCCGCTGCTCCAGTCATCATCAACAACAATAGCGTTGGTGGAGGTGGTTCTTCTGCCCCAGGAACTGGTGGTGTAAAGAACATCAACAATGATAGGGGTGACAGAGAAATAGCCAGAAATATGGGTGCTAATGATGGTTGGGAATTGGCTCGTCTATTTAATCAGATGGCAGGATTAGCGTAATCTAGGCGCTGCCATATTCTAACAGCGGGACGAACATGCCACACAGGCACCATCAACCTAGATTACACCATTAATCAATAAACCTTTTTTATTTTGTATAGAGACAGCCATTGAATGGCGATAACAGCGGTTGCCGAACAAATTTCACCTGAATTTACCATATTTACTACGTCCTTGTATGGATAAACTGTTACCTTAATATCTTCACCTTCATGCTTATTTCCAAAATATCCACCTACATTGGATAAATCAGCAAATGCAACAAATACATCGCATGATTCCGAACTTCCGCCTGGGCTTAATAAAACTGTACCTAGTTTACGTATTTCCGTAATAGAAATTCCGGCTTCTTCTTTTGTCTCTCTGATTACTGTATTCTCAGGAGTATCACAGTTTTCTATCATACCTGCAATTAATTCTTTTGTCCATGGTGATTTATTACCATTTACATATGCACCAATTCTGAATTGTTCAACAAGGGCTATAATATCCCACGCAGGATCGTATAATAGAACCGCGGCTGAATTTCCCCTTTCAAATACTTCTCTAGTAAGTGATTTCGACACGCCGCCTTGATATAGGGTGTGATGGAAAGTATACTTTCGAATTCTGAAAAATCCCTTGTAGGCATTTTCGACATTTGATATCTCCACATCTTTCATATCCATTGCTCTCTCCAATAAAACTCATTCCAAAGATCATTTGCAAATACTTTGCTTTTATGATCCTTCATACATAGAAAAGACCTACCCCAAACAAGGACTACCTGTCCTTGTTTGTATTCGGTATCTGTAGTCCAAGTGTTAGTCATTTGCCAGATTAGCAAATTGACTTAGTTGCTCCTGCTCGTCCGCAGATAGTTCCTCTTGGATATCCTCTAGAGTCTTTGCTGGAGACTTCCCTTCCATAGTTGCTTTCGCAATTGCGGCTGGGATTGCACCAGAAAGATTCAAGACTCTATCCAGTCTCTTTTTCAATTCATCATAGGACTTGAATGCACTTTCTGCAACAAGTTCCTTCAATGAATAGCACTGCTTTAGAATTTCTTCCATTTCCTTCTCTTTACCACCGGCAAGAGGAGACTGCTTTTCATAATGAGACTTGTCGAAGTTAGGGAATGCATTTTTACCTACACCCTGTCTGACCTGAATCAGTCTGAAGTTAGCACCAGTAAATGGATGGAATGGATCGAAAGCGGGATCGGTGGCAAACTGAGGCTTCATGCATTCGGTTCGCTTATCGAAAATCTTCACACCATACTTGTATCTGAAGACCTTACCAACTTTTTCTGGCTGTGCTTCATCAGCAATGACGAGAATGTTGGAGATAAACTTCAACTTTCTCTTTTGGTAAGAAGCAATCTTCTTATCGTCATCAGTACCCTTATTCCACAAATACGTGTTGTATTCGGAAGCAGGATCAGCCCTACCTAGAGTTGTTAGTGAATTTTCGATGTACCAACCACCTGGACCTTGAAATCCATGTTCAAAACGCTTTACGAAGTCCGTTGCGTCATCGCCATCAATTTCTGGAGCAGGGAGGAATCGGATGATTGAGACAGCATTGCCTAGTGAGTCCGGCTTTTGCTGATAGAAGGTGGTGTCTTTTTCGAATTTCTTACCCTTGGCTTCCTGCTTGATTTTGTCATTTAGTTCGTCAAGGTTAACATCGTTCTTTCGGTATTTATCTAGTATTGACATATATCTCCTTATATTATTTTTCTTATATTAACAATTTATCCACATTCACATTTAGTCCATAATATAAAATAACCTATGATCTATTTATATCACAAAATAAATCATAAGTAAAGATTTTCCGTATTTTTTTCGATTAGATTCAATTCTTCCGCATCTGACCCGATTTTCATTTTCAGGCTCTTGTTGATCAGATGGTATACGTTCTCTATCTCTATTGAATTCTTGGAGCAATACAACACGATGGCATCAATGTAATTGATATCGTGTTCAACCTTTAGATTGGTGATTACCTGCTCGAATTCAATTTGTTCTTTTTTGTCCGTTTCGTTCTTCTTTGGCTTTTTCATTTACTTCCATTTTGTAAAATATGTGTTTGTCTATTTTTATTGTTTTTTCCATTGCCTTTAGTTTATTCCACCAAGGGTCTACGTATGTAGCATGGAAGAAAATGGCACCGTTTGTTGGATCAACGAATTGTCCATAATTATACGCTAAGAGAAAATTATTTGCAAGCACAATCGCGGCCTGCCAATCTTTTTTATTTCTGATTTCCTTTTTACCAAACCAAGGGAATTGACCCTTAGCCTTTACGATTTCGCATATGGTATTAGGAAATACATTACTTTCCAATCTATTGAAAACTACTGCTGCTACCGCCTGATTTCCGACAATACTTTCTCCACGTGATTCATGGTATAATGTATGAGCGAGACAGACTAAGGAATTTTCGGCAGAAGCAACAGTAGTTACCAAGGACAAGAATGCGGCAATTAGAAGGACCTTACCGCTCTTGTAATACGAATTTGACCGTTCTTTTCCCATGTTGCATATGTATACACGTTATCTTCCGACTTGCGTATCTTACTGAGGGAAATTGACCTAAAGGCTTTGTTATCTAAGTCTTCCTTGTCAGCATAAAAAAAGAATGGATGTTTCTTTGGAGTAGGAGAGTCAATTTCAACCACAGAAAGATCAGTCATCGTGTATATTCTCCTTTATTGATTTAAGAAGTGGTGGGTTTCTGTTACTAAGTACCCACCGAACTCTCGCTACCTATTTTATTAGGCGGCCATAGCCATTTCTGGCGCGAAGTTATCATTTGCAGATAAGTTCATATCAACTGATTGTCGGTCGTTAACTTACCGGTTAGCTACTTTTACCTTTACTGACCCTAATCGATCCTATTTCGAGCCCATTAAAAAACAGTAGAAAACGAGGAGTGTTCTTCCCTCTTATCGTAGCCACAACACTCAATCTTCATTATGAGGAGTCTTAATGTTCTACTGCTTTTTGGTGGACTCGTCGGGTACTGCCCCCGAGTCTTAGTGATCTTATTCCGTAACTATCAACACTAACAAGAGAATTGTATCAAAGTCTTATCGACCTGTCAACAATTTTTTTTATATGGGACTCCAATCAGAATCCTTATAATGTACAGGTATCTTCCAATAATTCTTGAAATTTGCCTGTACATATTGCCAAATCCACATATTCATATATGTGAGTCGGCTAGAGGAATTTAGTAATTCCTCCCTTAGCATTAGCTAAACCACTTTGTGTATAGATCGGATACCCATTTTGGCTGTGGAAGCAAGTTCCAACCAACAACAAGTCCTACTCCGAATCCTACCGTTAATCCTAGAAATGTCATATTATTCTCCTTATGTTCCTTTGTCTTCTATTGTCTTGTATTTATATCCCCAGGCAACCAAACAAGCTGTCGCCGTGTCTCCAGATGTAATGAATTCAAGTATTTGGATATTGTTTGTGTCCTTCTGAATCCAAATCTGATTGAATACGATCAGAGGTTCCTTTGAATGTCCGTTAAGGAATACGCCCTTTAATGTAAATCCGTTTTTCTTGAAATCATTTATAACCCCTTGAATATTATCCGTTGTACAGGTGAGAACTTTTTTGACGGGGTATAATCCATTCTTATCGGCGAATTCCTTATTTTCTCCAATACCACCATATAAGTCTTTTTCTTTAAGGGTTTCTATTGTTTCTAGATGTGCTGCTTCCATTGTTTGATGGTATGTCTCTCTCATATAGATACCTGTTGCTAACACAGCGATACCTAATCCAATTAATCCGAATTTGATTTTCTTATTCATTGTTCTATTCCTTTGTAATAATTGGCAATGATTTGATTCAATTCATCATCGAATTCATGGATATTATCGTTGATGATACAATCTGGTTCCTGATATGTCGATGCCACAATGATCACGGCCCTGTCTATGCGTATACCTGTCATAAACTCATACATTCGGGCATAACCATTAGTCTGCAACCAATATTTATGCAATGCACCAGGGTATATTTTTGCGTATTTCTTGGAATTATTTGGTTTGAAATCGACAACGGCTAATGTACCGTCATATTCACCTATAATATCGCAGGAACCCGCGACTTTTAGAGGAGTGGAATATAAGGGCTTTTCCACAAGATGAATATTATTTAATTTATTGACATATGGTCGAATTTGAAGAAATCTATCTGCCGCAATAGGATCGGCATCGATCAATATCTTTTCCTCATTATTCAGATATCGTTCACAGAGTTTGTGAACCTTTTTACCATAATCGGCTGCTGTGTTTCTGATATATTCGGCATTATCATTACCAACACGCTTCTTCCAATTATTAAGGACTTCGCTATTGACACTCTTTAGGATTGTAGTGATGGAGTCATATTTGTTACCATCTGGACATAGATAGTATCTATGCCCTGTGTCTGGGTCCGTTACGTCTCCGAATTCTGGTAGATTTATCTCAATATGATTAAACATCTATGAATATAGGCCTCAGGGCAATGTATATCATTGCCATTTTGGTTATGAAAATTAACTGGATGTCCAGCCAAGATGGATTATTCGCCTCTATATACATCAGGAGGCAAAGAATGAGAGTTACAATTATCAACATGTCGTAATTATATCACTGATTTTATAATTTTGCAATCTCGAATTCATATTCCTTGATCAAGAATTCCTTTACCTTTTCGCTTCGCACAATATCATTCATTCCGAATTCAATCTTGGCGAAACAATCCATCGATCCTATGATAGATAGGAAGTCCAAAATCCCTTGCTTCTCAATCTTCTTTAAATCCGATTGTGTATAGTCACCAGAAAATATGAACTTTGTATTGTTGCCGGCTCTTGTGATAATGGTCTTCAATTCGGAATAGTTCATGTTATTAAATTCATCTACCACAATAACGCAATCCTCATAGGTCGTTCCTCTAAGGAAAGAAGTAGACTCGAACGATACGAGCCCCTTCAACTTTAGAATATCGTATCCGTCACCTCGACCAAATAGATTGTCTACGATCCCTCTATATGGGGCTTCATAGACCTGCATCTTCTCTGCAAGAGACCCTGGGAGGAAGCCTACTTCTCTTGTCGCTACAGCACTTCGAAATATTACAACCTTCTTGTATTTCATTTTCGTAAAGACAGAGTTTAATGCCATATACAATGCAAGATACGTCTTACCTGTTCCTGCAAATCCACTCAATATTAAATCCATGTCATTGTCAAAAAATTCATTGAACGCTATTGCTTGATTGTCTGTCAGTGGAGTTACCTTCTTCAAAGAGAATTCTTTGATCTGGTTCAATTCCTGTAATTCTTTCTTCTTTCTCTTACTCATATACTCTCCCAGGGCTGTTAAAAATGAAAAAGAGGTGATTCGAAATTAATCAAATGCACCTCTTTTGAGCGACTATTCTTTCATACGATATATACCTTATATTTCTTTTGGAATCGTATATCTCCTCTCTATGGCACCACCTAGTGGGTTACCTTTCTTAATTTTACCTAGAACATATTTGGAAAAAGCTGTGTCTGCCTTAGTCACGTTAATTCCTACTGGGTCTACTATTTTCATTGTCGTTAAAATCTGTTCCCATAATGGATTGGCTTCTTTATATGTGTCCAATTCAGATATTTTCATTTCAATGGTTTTTTCTTTTTTCGTTCGCTTGTGCCTGAATGTATATACTGCCATTTTCTTATTTAATCGCCTCGTTCAACGCCTTATTATATAATTCTTTTACCGATTCCTTGAATTCTTCTTTTTCTTTTGGACTATTATTGGATATTATTCGGGAATGAAGTAATATGGAAGATCGTAAATACATGGATGCTATCATAGACATATCATAACCTGCCAACATGCAATCTCTAGATAGTTGATCTACGATTTGAGAAAGATCGTTCCGATCCTGCTCGTCATGTTGTTCTTGAGTAAGTTTCTTTGGTTTCTTTGGTTTTTTAATAGCCATTAATACTCCTCTTTTTATTCATACTATTTAGTATATTGTAGCAGTTAATAAATCTTCCGTCAAGACAAAAAAAGAGGTGTGACTTTTACATCACACCTCTTGTCTTAGTTAGGAAGCGATCTTATCGACCACTACCTCCATGACCACCATGTCCACCGCCGCCGGGGCCATTGCCGTCATTGCTACCTCGCTCGGTGCTTTCAGTATGGCCGCCCTTTCCGTGACCACCCTTACCGTGGCCTCCCTTTCCATGGCCGCCCTTGTCTCCCTTGCCGTGATGACCATCCTTTCCATGGTCCTTATCACCCTTTCCATGGCCGCCTTTCCCGTGACCGCCCTTGCCGTGATCCTTATCTCCCTTACCAGGACCAGGCCCTGGACCAGGACCCGGGCTGGGCCCAGGACCAGGCGAAGGACTCGGCGCAGGAGAGGCATCAGCCTGACCGCCGCTGTTTCCGCCTTGACCGGAATTATCGGGAGAACCACCAGTGGCACCTTCGTGACCACCAGAAGAACCAAACAGACAGGTCTCACGCATGACCTGGGACTTGAAAGGACACTGAAGGTCCTCTGCGGCATATGCATTGGCTGCCGTCATAGCAGCGAATGCAATCATCAAACTAGCAAACCGATTCATGTTCACTTACTCCATAACAAAGTTGTTAACAACACTGCTCACCACGAGCAATGATAGTTATACAGCACCGTATATAGAGTGTCAACAGAAAAAAATCTATTTGCAAAGTTTCATTATGCCTGTTGCAGTGGCATAACAAGTAACTCCAAAGTTCAATGCCAAAATAATCACATTCATTGTATAGAAATATTGAGTAGGAATAGCCATTAGCAATAACGTAGTTAATAACCAAACAACTATTGCCATCTTTTCTATAAAATGGAGATTATTCATATTAGAAACCCTTTAGATAGACATAATGTGCAAAGTATCCAAAACCGATAACGGCAAAAATTATGAATACTACGGATAAGGTATCATGCAACATCATATCAATCCAATAGACATAAGGCTTATTATCCAGGGACTCGCTTTCGTGATTTGTTCCATTGAGGACGAGTGATGAAACCAATCCCAACAAAACAATAGGTAATGCGAATACGAGAACATAGCCAAAAAATGTAGAGAAACCCATGTTAAATATCCGATGCCTTTCTAGTCTTTTTGTAATCCTGTGATCGTTCAATGATATACTTGGATTGAAATCTAGTACCCTTGTATACCTTTACGATTTCCCATCCATCATCCCAGGTTCCATCCTCATTTCTGAATTTGAGAACATTGGACTCTGTAACGACTTCTTCTGGTACCCAGGCAGCAAAGAATTCATCATTCTTTGTTACCAATACTTGGACGTGATAATCATTGTTCATCTTTATTCCTATCCATATGTTCCATAATTAGTCCGCCGAGAGTAATGGGGACGATTGACAAAAAGGTCAGAATGAATGTTCCCATACCCCTAGGAAAATCAATGTTCACGATCTGAAATCCTGTCATGATATATATCCAGATGGTAAATACGACTACTACCAAAGGTATCAACAAGAATCCACCGAGGATGAACAATACGGTTGGTAAAGGATATTCATTGATGAATTCAATCAACTTCTGTTTCATATTTTACTTCTCCGTTTACAATCATACAAGTGCCAAAATTCTAGAATTTCTCTACCTCTGTCAGAATCAGGCTCAAAGTAAGAACCTATTTTACCATTCATCCAATCTTTCATAGAAAAGAATCTACCACATTTATCGCACTTAGGCGGACATTCCTTTTTAACACGAACATCCAATGTATTCGTCTTTGTATTCCGGCCTCTTTCCAGTGACCACATAAATATGCTCCCAAAAACCTTCTTTTATTTTTTCACCATCATGATCCATTCCATGACCAGTTATATGTCCGTGTTTGCCCATGGATACAAGTTCTTCGTAATCAAACAGACCCAATTCTTTGGCATAATCTTCAAGCCATTTCTTGGATATTTCAATGTTTTTTTCGTGAATATCCTTTGTGATCTGATCCTTATATCGTTCCATAGTTTCATCAGAAATAGGTCTACCTGGTTCATACACTACGGGAACGGTAGTATCAGGAATATCAGGATGACTCCATTCATGACGAAGGGAAGTAATTGTGTTTGGAAACACGAAGACCCAAAACTTCTCACCCTGGAAGACAGGCCGGGAAAGATAAGGATCGACAATACCGACTAACTTATCCGCCTTAGGGCTCGCCAAGAACCTCTTGATCCCGACAAGGCCTAGATTCATAAAGAACCCAACCTTCTGACCGGGAAACATATTCTCATTTGCAATTGCAGGAACAACGGCAATATGAATTGCGTCTCTCTTTACATCATCGGATGTAATTAGACTACCAACAGCAGGAACTTCCTTCATTATAGTTTCTCCACTTCTTTCTCGATAACATCGGCAATATATTCGAATGACATACAATTATCATTCATATCCGCCAGATTCGAATATGCATATGTACCGGACTTGGAAATAAAACCGTTTGATGTTCGCAATCCAGCCTTGGCTACAATTTCAGGAGGTAAATATAGATTATGAGAATTGATACCACATCTATAGGATGGTTCACCTTGAAACAATGTGAATTTCTCCCCGACAACTTCACATAGAACGCCCAGGCAACAATATTCACCAGCAGCATTCTTTAGGTATCCTTTGCCCTGCTTATACTCACCGGAGCGAAGGGCATCAACCCACTTCTTTGCAATATCTTTATTCATATCAAAGGCCCTTATATTCTTTCTCGATTACATCGGCAATTTCCTTAAACGAATAGGCGCAACTATCGTTTAATTCGGCCAGGTTATCATTCATAAAACCATCCTCGGTATCAGGTCTTTCGCCTATATTGGTCTTCATACCCGCAAGTCTCATGACCTTTCTCGTCAAGTTTTCTCTACCAGGCTGACACTTTTCACCAAGAACATCAGTAAGAACACCAAGACAGCAAAATCTACCATCCTCGGTCTTCAAGACGCCAGCGCCTTGCTCGTACTTACCGCTACGTAGAGCCTTTACCCACTTCTTTGCTACTGCCTGCTTCATGATACAACTCCTATCTTTACTGCGTTTTCACGAACTTCCTTAAATGTCCATTTCTTCAGAAACTTACCATTTCTCCAGACGGGTCGGAGAATATTGGGCCTGTCACCAAGGTCTTCCTTTCGAATGGTCTTATAGGTACCGCCATTATCGCATACGAGAGCGAGAATACCTTTCTTTGAAGACTTGGTAAGATCGGATGCAGGCTGCTTATAGATATCAACCCATTCCTCACCAATCAGACCAGCGGAAGCTTTCATTGCAAATCGCTGTGTATCTCGGCTCATGTCCTGGAGCAATCCACCGCCCATACCCAGTGCAATATTTTCTGTAGAAAATCCATAATCTTTTACTACTGACAACAAGGATTGCATGGAGGATAGATTCATACCATCACCCTGGATCACTCGGACAGAAGGATGAAGAACATGATATCCCTTACCATTCTTTGTTGATCCAAAAGACTTCGCAAGGCTTCTCAGGATATAAGGAACGATCACATTCGGATCACCAGAGTCGGGTCTGATAACCAATCGACCTCCAGAAGAAATCACCTTATCCTTTAGTTCCTCGCCCCAAATCTTATCCACTGCATTCATGATATCATAAGAGTCAGATACCACAGCATAGATAGAACCTGGCTTGGAGAATTGATTGATCATATTCTCATAGGCAGCATTCTCACCACCAGTCCAATTATCATACCACTTGTATTTCTTACCCCAAATGGTGATGGTGGAATGTTCGGCCGCAGCAATAGAATATCCTGCCATGTGTTCATCATAGATATGACGACATACTCCAAGAGCCGGAGTAGTATCTGTACCCATGAAATTGATCAGATGGGCTGCGCCGGCAATACCAGCATGTTCGTAACAGGTCGCACCTCTGAAACCAAAATCATGAAGATTGAAACCTAGGTTCGCAATAGGTTCATCGCACGTCTCGGCCAGGAATTGCTCGACCAGCATTCGTCCAATCTTACTCTTTGTCGCAACAGTGGAGGATGCCCAGATGTGCATCAATAGAGGCTCGAAGTATGTGGTCAACCAAGGGAATCTATAGTCCGTATTTCGTACCTGCATCAGGACATTATCGATTGGAACACATAGACCTTCTGGGACGGCCTCGATTTCTAGAGGTAATTTTCCATCCAATGAATGTAGCATATCCTCCCAACCTTTTCGGTTGAACTCATATCCATGAGGCTCGATATAGGATGCGGCCTCGTCAATATCCATTTGGGTGAATTTCTTGAAATGCTCCATTAGTATATACTGGAGTCCAAAGAACATCGTGAATGGATACTTTGAACCGGCACGCGCCTCTGTATAGGCCGAAATCACCTTAGTCGGCTTTGGATACTGCTTCCAATGAGAATACTTATAGGAGTCAGTCTTTGTGATCAGAGGCATTTCAACGGGCATTTTCTTTTTCCTTCCAATATTCTTCGGAGGCCTTAAATAGGCATTCATCACGAAGGGTTATCATCACATCAATATGGACTTCCACATTTTCCGAACAATAGTCAAGGAGAGATACCGGAGTATTGTCCTTGATGTGCCGAAAGATTTTCTCCCGGACTTGTGTTGCAGAAATATCACCATAGGCAGGAGCCGCAACAAACTCCAATTCGGGGAAAAGTTTCAGATAATAACTTGTAGCATCTTTTTCATAGCCGAGCAAGCCTATTCTGATACCAGATGTATTTTGTTCGTAAAATTCTTCTGTCTTATCCTTGATAATATCCCGAACCTGTTGGGCCCACAAGTGATCCTCGTTTGGATAATCCACCAAGCTGGCATAATCAATATTATACCAAATATCTTCAAGACCTGCATCAACCATATCCATTCTATCCATGAGAGAGAATGGATTTCGAGGTGTCGAATGTTCCTGGGAACTACCGATCAATAGACAGACCTTGTTTGATCGCTGTAGGCCATAGTCGACCACAGAACGATGACCCCTATGAAAAGGAGCAAATCGTCCTATAAAAAATAGAATATCATAGTCTTTCATTTACGTAATCCAAATATCCACAACCTGCTTCTTCGCCAGCCAACATCCAACCCATAGATGAATTTTTTCCATCAGATTCACGACGTACCTTAACTGAATGTCGGACGTATCTAATATCGAGGCCGTAATCCACCTCTAGTCTCAATTTTATTGTACCGAGATGTTTATTAGCAATCTTTTTTATATCATATAGATGGACGGCCCGGCCTCTGTTCTCAAAAAGGATATCATATACCTTTCTAGTAATAGTTCCTTCCTTGGGCACTTCCCGGAGGGGAACTCCTTTATATCCTCGTTTGATCTGGGAAACTGAAAACAATCTAGTCATTAGTCCACCAATAGTTCCTTGAAGGCCGAAATTACTTCGGCCTTGGTTCTTCCAGGGGCATCATTATACTTAATGATGGTGACGCCATGGACCGCGCCGAAAATCTCCCTGATATTCCAAAGTTCTCCGTCCAATTGGAGTGGCGTGACTCTATTCAATGCGCCAAGGCCACAAAAATGACATGCCTCTGGAGTCTTTTCATGAACTGGAGAACCGAACTTGTCCAGTGCATAGTATTCCTGGCACCAACCCTTTGTTTCCAACAGATTGATGACTTCGGCAACGATGGACTTTCCTGCTGGTGATAACATCATTACTTTTTCCCTCCAACCTTTTCCAATAGATCGATGACCTGTTTCTTGGTCCGTTTGGAATAATCATTCCATGTGATGATCGATGTACCTACTTCATCACATAATGCCTTGTATAGGTTTTCCTGGTCAAAGGCAGAAATACCTTTTTTATATCGTGCCGCATCGATTGCACCAGAAATGCAAAAGGCACAGGCCACTTTATCAAGACGATAGGCCTCGTTGCCTTCCTTGTCCCTGGCATAGGCCTTCTGGCACCATCCTTTGGACTTGATCAGTGCCGCGGCCTCCAGGGCCAGTTTCTTTGCATCCTTGCTCAATTCAATATTGTGTGGCATTGTTTATCCCCATCCTCAAAAGGCGGACGACATCTTCCTTCGTCCGTCCAGATGCATCATTCCACATAGCCAAAGATGAATCCACAAATCGTTTCAACCTTCGCTTAATGTCATTGAAAAGAACACATGCCTTATCAAAATCATCCTTTTCTACTTCCAGAACAGCCTTGGATATGGCTCCAATGAGACAAAAGGAACAGGCTTCTTCGGAGTCAGATGGAACTCGATTATTAAATTGATCGATGGCATAGCTTCCCTTATGCCATCCTTTTGTTTCCAGTAGTTCAATGGCTATTTCAAGGACGACAACCATCTTGTTTTTATCCATTATTCAGTGCCTCCTTTAGCAGGCCGACCACTTCTTCCTTCGTCCGACCGTCGTCATCATTGAAAGTGATTATCTGGTCTGCGCCATACTTCTTTCGGATGATATCAATGATGCCAATTCGAGTATTCCTAAATTCCTCATAAAATGGATCGACCTCATCATCATGGTTTTCATTCATTTCCATATAGGCCCTGGACAGGGCACCAGAAAGACAGAAGGAACATGCCTCGGGTTCCATTCTATAGATCGGTGCACCATCAGCATTTCTGGCATAGGCTCCCTGCGTCCAACCCTTGGTCTCCAGTAGTTCAATGGCCTTTTTGACAATCTCGGTATTCATTGGGTCATACATCCTTTCAGTAAATCAATTACTTGTTCCTTCGTCCTACCTGGGGTATCATTATATCCAACAATACCTTCTCCGTTTTTGTATATAAGACTATTTTTCACTTCCTTGTAGGCAGCAAAGACATCATTGGCCTCTGCATCATTGGCCGACATACATACATAGTCCATGGCTCCCTGTAGACAATAGCAGGCTGCATGATTGGATACCGTAGTTACAACATCCCCATCCGCATCCCGGGCATAGGCCCCTTGTGTCCAACCCTTTGTTTTCAAAAGATTAATGACTTTTTCAATATATTCATTCCTGGTCATTTGGTAACAACCTCCGCTTCTTTCGCTGTAATAAATTCCTTCAGGATCGCAATCACTTCTTCCTGGGTTCGACCTGGGGTGTCATTAAAATAGACCGTCGGCGGCGTACCAGCCGGTGTTCCTTGTTTGGTTCTTATCCATGTAGAGAGATTATGGACCAGGCCCCAGGCATTAATGCTCAGGCCCGTGTTTCCAGCAGCAAAAAGAACGGCACCAGAAAGACAGTAGCAATCCTTACCATTCAGCATTTTACGATAGGCTCCCTGTGTCCATCCCTTTTCCAGCAGGACGACTGCATCCTTCAGGGCACGAATTTCATCATACTTCATCACGAATCTCCTTCAGCAATTGGATAACTTCTTCCTTCTTCCTATCAGGACAATCATTGAATTCAATAAGATAGGAGATAATACTAGCATGTTCTCTAGATATCTTCACCCTATTATACATTTCATCATAGAATTCATCAGAATTACCCATGATATCAGTGACTCTATAGATAGCACCAAAGAGACAGAAACACGTAGCCCATTCCACATTAGGATGGACTTTATCACCTAATGCATTTCTGGCCGAAGCCCCCTGTGTCCAACCCCTTGTTTCCAAAAGATTGATCACATCATCAATGATGCCATTGAATTCGGACTTTTCCATTACATCCTCCAAAACTGATACCAACGAACAGGAGCCGTGATTTTCTTCAGATACTTCAACATACCACCAAAGGTACGGCTTGATACCATTGCTGCATCATTTAATTCTGTTGGATAAGAAATTCTTAGTTCACCATAAATTATTCTATAAGGACTGACACTAATGAATCGATCAGCCCCCGCTTTATCCTTTACGAATTGGGCAATAGCACAATTTGAAGGAGATACAAACTCATACTTCTCCTTGGGGTTCTTTGTCTCCAACCAACTGATAACATTAGGAATAGTTACCAGGTCTATGAGTTCTTGTTTGGTTATCATAAAGTTGTCTCCTGTATGTGCATTTGTAGAGAATACAATCAGTGTATTATGTTGTCAATATCCATTTTCTGTAAAAGATGTAAAAATCCTGCCGGGAAAAATTGGGATTTCAAAAGGAGAAAGAAAAAACTTTCCGGGGAAAATCTGGGAGCCAAAAAGAGGATAAAAAATGTCTTAGCAATTTCACGGAATCGACTCCGTGCCCACCCCTATAGTGATTTTCGGCAATGTCAAGAGAAATCCACGCTGGCGCTGGTCAAATCTTTGTGACTTGACCAGCGCGGTGCGGTGGCGACTAGAAGCGCGGCTGCTCGCAATACGAGCGGAGCGACTGGGCGATCATCAGAACGGGGGCGGCGGGCGACTGCTTCGCATTCTTGCGCTGCGTTGCAGCAAAGCCGTTCTTGAACGCTTCTGGATTGCGGAGCGTGTACGAAACAATCTTGCGTCCAGACTTCGTGACAGAAATGTCACAGCCGATCTTGCGTGCTTCCCAGAGATACGTGGAGAGTCGATAGAATTCCACGGTGGTGTTAACGAGTGCTTCGCTGAGTGCTTCCACGGTCAGAGTGTGATTCTCGGCGGCGATCAGGGCGGCGATCACATGGTGGAACTGCTTCATTTTGAACTCCATCGGTTTGGGTTGCGTCGTCGTCGTCGTTCAATGAAAACAGTATCGCATGGGTGGTGATATATCACAACAAAAAAAGCGGTTATTTTCTTTCGTTTTTGGTCGCGAACAAAACGTGAACGGATCATAGAACCGACTCGGAGTCAAGCTTTTTTTCGTTAACAGAACAAATCATGAACGCGGCGCGGCAGCCGCTCTCCCACACTGACATATTACCACGTGCATATGTAATGTCAAGCGACATTTTTAAAAATGTTCGCCAGAGAACAAAACGTGAACGAAATCGGCAAAGAAAAAGGGGCGGTATGCCCCTTTTCGCTTGACATTCAGCGGGCGTAGGAGAGCATCCGCCGGTCGGCATCCATGCAATACTCAATGGATTCCGCTTCCTCCTCGGTGAGGAATGATTGAATGAACTTGACAGGCACGGAGAAGATGCAATTGCCGTGGTTGTCGAAATTGTTGCCCTTGCTGCCCATCTGCGGACACTCGGTGTTGAACGAGTCGGAATAGCAGCCATGGACCCATACATGGTCGCCCGTGTCAAGAGCAATCATAAATGTACCGCGATAGGGTACATGCTCGTCGGCGGGATCGAAAGCTTCCGCCTTGATGGTGCAGTGGGAAGCAAAGTCGCGCTTTTCCATGACACTCTCCATTGCGTTATTCAGTGTCATAAGAGTATCATGCCACCCACTGGCAGTCAACTCTTAATTTGCTTTTCCAATGCCACGATCCGATCGTTATATTCCTCCATTTCATCCAGAAGGTATTGAGGGTAGTCCCCATCGGGATAGTTTCCCAATGCGTCCTCGACCAGGGCAATCTCGTTTTGGAGATATGCCAGTTCCTCCTTGAGTGTCATGACGTGGTATCCCAGCCCTTCGGCGCCGAGGCCTTGCTGGCGATCCATTCCCGAGCGGTGAGGATGTTGTCGCCCTGCCAGATGATGGCATAGCTCTCGGAGAGATTCTGGACGAACACACCCAGGTCGCCGAAACGGGTGAGCATGGCGTGGATGCGATAGTTATCCACCATTTCCTCGTGCACCGTCTTGAGCAGAGTCTTATCCATATTCATGACATCCTCCGTTCGCTGATTTGATGATGCATTGTCGCATAGCATGGTCATGCCGTCAAGAATTAATTTCGCGGACCCTGCTCCCCATCTGCCAGAATTTCATCATTCAGATATTCCTCGGCATCTGCCAGATTGTCAAATATCTTCCCATCATCCTCGGCGCCGAGATATACCGAGAATAGATCACCACCTGGTGTACGGATGATGTCGATATAGAACATGTTGGCATACATGAATATATCGTTGGAGATTTCCACCCCTTCACTCTGGAAAACTTCATGGGTACTAGCTTCCTGTGCCGTCAAGAACTTCCGAGTCTTACGGAACTCTTCCAGAAGGGCAGGATCATAGCGGCTCATGGCACATCTCCCTAGACTGATGATAGAAGTCTAGCAGAACCGCCGGACCATGTCAATATAGGTATTGATCTTGTCGGCGCCGATCAGTTCCTCCTTGTCGCGTTCCTGGAGGTCCAGGAGAACCTTACCCCAGCTCCGTACCGCGAAGGCATGACCCATCGTGGGATACTTACCCGCATTGCAGGCGGTGATCACCCGATTGCAGGAGTGGACGAAAGCATCGCGGGCAGTGGTTAATTCCGACATGACACTCTCCCTAAATTCATCGTAAGAGTATCATACATTGCCAATGGTCACCTTGCAAGCAAAAAAATGGGCAGAGTCTACCTGACCCTGCCCATTTTCTCTATTCCGCTTTGAATAGGTGCGGATACTCCTTGATGTATTTTTGCAACACATCCGAGGCAACTAATATCGCACCCGTTTTCTCTTGACTCTCCAGAAGCTTGTATGCCCAGAATGCTCGCTTGGCATTTGCCTGAGGGACGGTCCTTGCCTTGGGCCCATTATATTCCCGAAGATGGGAATAGGAGGTAGCAAGGGCAATTGCATTCTCTCGGTCGGTATCACGCATGATAGGCACTCCTATGGTTTCAGGCACGTCCCCTCTCGCGGTATTCCTCACTATCTATATTATAGCAGGAGTGAATATATTTGTCAAGCGAACAAATCGTGAACATAATCCACAAGAAAAAGGGGAAAGGCTACATGCCAATCCCCTTGATCCTGAATG